AGTGATGTTTGCAGTCGCAAGGCACGCAATCTCTATAGTGCCTGCGTCAAGCGCGAAGGTGCTGTCTCGGCCGATCGGCAGGCTGCCACCGGCGACCACCTTGATGTCGGTGACTTCGCCGAACGCCGTGGAATTCCACGTCGCTGTAACGCCTGCGCACTCGGTAGCCATGACGGTCCTCCGTCAGGCTTAGTAGCGCGCGACCTTGAAGGTGACCTGGCCCCGCACGGCGTCGTTGGTGGCAAACGTCAGCGTGGACGCAGAGACGGTAGCGGCAGCGCTGATCGCGGTCGAGCCGCCAACGGTCAGCACCAGCGTGCCAGTGCTGGCATCCTTGATGATGTTCGTGCCGAGGTAGTCCACCACAACTTCGCGGCCCGTGTCCGTCGCCGAGCCCTGCAGCGGGCGGCTGATGGTGCGGACGCTGTTGCCCGTGGTCAGGCCGAGATGCGAAACGTCGATGGTGTCATCGGCGGCCGGGTCCGTGTTGCTCACCACGATATTCGTGACGGTGAACGCGGTGCCACCAAACGAAAAGACGGTTCCGGCTCCATCATGCGGCGTTGCGGCCATGCTCTAAGTCTCCTGCCAGAGGACGTTAAAAGTCTGTGTTACCTGGTACACCGGAGGAAGGTCGCCGCCGGCCAGCTGCACGAAGTCGTCGGATTCCTGCTCCAACGACGCATGCTTCACTTCTGTATTGTTCACGGTGCCCCCGTAGCCATCCAGAACCACACGCACGGCGTCGGCCAGTTCCCGCACGTCTTCGTAGGTGGCGGCAAAGGATTGCATTTCCACGCTTACGTTGGGCACTCCCATCGGCCCGGCCAGCGTGTGCTCCCGGCTGATCGCCGAGCGCCGCCAGGTAATGAACGGCAGGGCCGCAGTCTTCGGGGCCAAGAGCGGATAGACGCGGCTGCCCACGATGGATGACGTGACGGTGTTCGTCACCAGGGCAGAGCGGAGGACGGCTTCGGGGGATTTCATGTGATGAGCCCTCTGGCCACGCGGCCTTTCACTTCGTTCAATGCCTTCTCCAGCCTGGTGGCGAGCTCCTGCTGAAGCAGGCTACGCATGGCTGGCTGGGCCTGATTGAATGACGTTTTCACTGGCGGCACGCCGGTGCGTCCGCCCACCGGCATCTTGCCGAGGTTCACAACCTGGCCAGCCTTTGCCGTCTTAAAAAACGCCTTCGGCGGCTTCGGGCTTGTGACAAGTTTGCCAGCGTTGCGGCCACGCTTTGGGTTCAGGATCGTGAACCCACCGCGCACGTACTGACTGCTGTTAAGGCTGCTGCTTTTCCAGCTCGACGCGAATCGCCCCTTTTTGGTTTTGCGTTCTTTCGTGCCGAACTCCAAAAAACCTTGGTGGTAGCCAAGGCTGCCCTTGCCGATTTCATAGCCGACAATGCCGACAGCGTTGCCGTCTTTCGGGTACGTCTTTACTTTCAGCTTTACGCTTTTTCGCAGGTTGCCTGTTGGCCCCTTCGGCGTGTTCTTCCGCAGGGCTGCGACGCCAGGCTTCATGGCCGCACGCAAGGCAGCGCCCATGTGCTTGGCTGCAATGTTTTTCTTTAGATCCTTAAACTCTTCGCGCAATTGCGTGAGTTCTGGAAACTTGATCTCCAATTCAAGAGCCCCGGCATTCTTCGCCATCTACTGCTGCTCCTGGCAAATGGCCTCGTGCTCTGAGCGGTTGCCGTGCTCGAGCAGGCTGACGATCTCCAGCGTGCGGGAACGCCACGAGAAACGGTGCTGGCTCGTCAGGCCCGGCAGGTAGCGGAGCCGCACGCGGTGGCTCACGGTCGTTTCCTGTTGGCCAGAGATCAACGCCTCGCGGGCGCTCACTCCTTCAACGCTGGCCCACACTTCGGCAAAGTCGCTCCACGACAGCACGGCTTCGCCTAGGCTGTTGCGCGCCGCAGACGCCTGCTGCACCGTCACCCGCTCGCGGAGTTTGCCGGGGTCAATCATGTGCCGTAGAGCACCAACGTGTAGGAGGCGGTGCCGGAGGAGTAGGCAGGCTGAATATCCAGATTCGGCGTGCCAGCTGTGCTAAACACGCACAACGTCTGCCCAACAATGCTGGTGCCTCCATCGTCAAAATTACATGGCCGTGACGCTTTGCAGACTACGCGATCCACGTTGGCGAATGAAACAAATGCGCCAGATGCGTCTCTGTATGTTGTCGGACTTGTGCTGACGGATACTGATGAAGTTCCTACCGTCCCGCTCACCACTGCCACTTTGCCCGTGGTGTACTCCGTGCTTTCCTGCAGCGCGATCGTCTTCAGCGACTGCACGCCGCTAGACGTGGTCGTGTCGCGGAACTCGACGTTTACGGAAATCGTCCCGGATACGTTGCTCATCGGTAAGAGCCCCAGCGTTGTGAGTCGAGCAGGGATTTCACGCCAAACGGAATCTCGTTGCCGCTCATGGAGTCGGCCGCCATCCGGCGCTCGTACCACATGCCCACGAGCATCAGCATGGCGTGCCGGATCGCCGCCGGCACACTCGTGCCGCTCGCGCCGTAGCCGCCCCACCACGTGACGCTAATGGCGTTATCGTCCTGTAGGTGCGGCGGCCACGTCTGGCCATACAGCGTCTTTACGGTGCCCGGCACGCCTTCGCGGTCCACGCGGTAGCTGGCCGTCGAGTAGGTAGACGTGGTGCCGTTCTCATACGTGAACGTCAGGGCCACCGCTGTAGTCGTGCCGGCCGTCGCCATCGGCGGGCGTGGCAGCTCGATGTCGTGCGTGCCGTCCGGAGGGAACTTGTCGAACCGCATGACCCACTGCGTATGCACCAGCGTGCGGTCCAGGTACTGCTCGACCCACTCACGGGCAGCCGTGATCAGCGAGCCGATGTAGGCATCGTCGGTGGCCGTATCAACCCGCAGGTGGGCCTTGGCCTCTGCGAGCGTCACAGGCTCAACGGCTGGGGCGGTCTGGCGAGTCAGGCTTCGATATTGCACGGCGGCGTTTCCTGGGTGTGGCGTCGGCCGTTTCGGCTTCGTGCTCGACGGCTGCCGTCTCGATCAGTTGGCCCTGCGTGTCCTCAACCGCCACGCGCTGGGCGAGCAGCTGCGTGGCCAGGCCGCCGGAAATCTCCACGGTCTGCCCCTTGCGGTATGACCGCCACGCGCGGGTGAATGTGATTTTCGTCATTGGGGCACACTCCATGCAGTTTCGGGCTTCTTCATCGTGTTGCAGTATTCCGTGGCGTGCTGGTAGACGGGCTTGCCGAGGTCTTTGCCGGGCCATGTGAAGACGTACTCGCCGTGGCCGATGCACACCCGTGGCGTGACAAACAAGCGATTTCCGCTATCTCGCCAGTTGACCCAAAAAGCTATGTCGGCATCTCGACGGGGCCGCCAGTTCGGATCACCTGGCGTCCTCGGCTCTTCCTCCCATGTGCCATCGCTGTTGGGCACTTCCTGCATCCACGGCAGCTTGCACCGCTTTAGGGCGGCAGTGCTCAGGATGGTGCAGCCAAAATGCGCAGTGTCCACCTCCTGCACTGGCTCGGCAAACCACGACATAGGCAGGCTCGTGGTGCCGCCCTCTGGCGGATTTTCCAGCGTGCCCTTAAGCGTGAGCATCGGGCGGCCGTCCTCTCTCTTGGTCTGAAGCGGGGCAAGGGCGTCGCACTGAAAAGCCATGGCGAGGGCGAACAGCTGCTCGAGATCGTCGCGACTGAACGCGCTGTCGTAATCTACGACAAGCAGGTATTCACATTTATCTACAAACTTCTCGCAGACCCTCGACAAACATTGGGACCAGAATGCCCCTTGCATCATTGTTGGTCGAATGCCGAGCGGCATCAGCGCCTGAGCCCACGTGTAGAAGTTCGACATAAACCCGAGCCGTGGAACGCTCATAACGCATTCCACCCGAATGTCGGCCTCGGTGCCACCTACCTTCACGATCATGCGTGACTCCAAAAGAGAGCGGGCGGCCCCCGCTTGGAAGCCGCCCGCTCAGAGTCGCACACGAGTCAAGCCGTCAGGCTCAGCCAGCCGCACCCACGAGGCCGATGATCGGGCCGGCGACGCTCGAGCTGCCGAGGTTGGCGTGCGTGATCGCCACGCGAGCCACCGCACGGATCACGGTCTGATCGCTGAGGAAATTCACCTGATCCGAGCTGGCGATCTCGATGGCCTGGCGGATGCCGTAGTAGGAGCTGTTGGCCATGTTGCCGTACAGCGCCATGATGACACCAGAGGAGTCCGCACCGCTCGGGAGCCGGTCGGTGAGAACCACCTCCGAGCCGAGGAACGTCGGACCCATGCCCTGCGACAGGCCCACCGACCCGCCCTGGGCGAGGTCGAGATTCTGCATGCAGGTAGCGAAGAAGAACGGCGAACAGAACCACTTGCTTCCCGCCCTTGAATGCTGCGGAACCGCAGCCATCATCGCCAGGAGGTTGGCCTTCGTCACCTCGTCGGGCGTGTCACCGGCAGCCGTCACAAGCGACGCGGCGTAGGTGGCAGCCGAGCCAGCGAGAAGGCCACCCGTGTGGCTCGTCACAAGACCGGCCACGCCAGGGGCGTTGCTCGGGTTGCCGCTCCACGCAGCCGCTTCCACGGCGTTGCTGAGCGTCAAGGCGAGCTCGGCAGCGATCCAGTCGGCAATCGACACGATGGAGTCCTGCAGGAGCTCGCTCGCAATCGTCACTGCACCCGTCACCTTCTTCGCGGTCAGCGTGACCTGGTTGCTGGTGGGATCGCTCGGCGTGATGGCCGAGTTCTCGTCGATCCAGTACGCGGTCGCGCCGGCAGTCCGACGCGGGAACAGCAGCACGTCGCTCGGCATCACCACGTTGGTGGCGTTCTGAGCGAAGGCAGAATACTGATCGACCAGGCGGATGACGGTCGAAGAGAGAACGTCGGGCACGAAGGCCGCACCCGTGGTGCTGCCAGTCGAACCCTGAGCACGAGCCTCGACGCCGTGATCTTGGCACCACCGCTTGGCGTCGGCGTCGCCCGCCTTGGCCTTGAACCACATGCCCACCGAGTAGGCGTCCTTGG